CGCTGGTATTTTGCACGAGGAGTGGGAAACCTTGTTCCACCATGTCGGTGAGCTTCTTTTCCAATCGGTGATCAGTAACAATCGTTTCAACTAGCTGACGAATGTTGTTGATGCGTTCAACATCAACCGGAGCCAACGTATGCACCTTTGTTTCACTGTGCTTTTCGCCCTTGACCTTGAAGATCAAGTCACTAACACGGAATGGCACGTGAGTAGTTGGGACAGCTGTCCATACGATGCCTTCACCGACGCCGCTAACTCCGAAGGTTTTACTAACTGGGCACTCTTGTTCAACCTTCATTGTCAATTCACCAAGCTCATTCTGAACAAGTTCCGGGTGAGCAAAGTCAATTTCTATTGTCCACGTCTTGAACTTGTGGATGCAATAGATTGAATCAGTTTTAGCCGCTTCAGCACCGTATCCATCAATCACATCAAGAATCTGAGAGCGTGTGAACCAATCGCTATTATCTTCATCATGTTTTACACGAATGCCGAAGATGACAAACATCTTTGGAATCTGTGAAACACCTACACCGCTCTGAATACCTTGACCGCACCATTCACCATAGATGACCAAATGATCGCCAGGCTGAAAATTTGTCAGGCCATATACAGTGCGAGCATAATTAACAAGCTCACGAAAAGCTCGAGCGCGCTCATGCACGAACCGAGCAAAGCCAGCATTATCAGCTTCTGGTGTGATCACGTTGTTTCGCGACTGAGCCCACATTTCTCCTGTGTCAGTATCAACTGCAACCGATGCATTAGTTCCGTGTAGCTTAACAGTGCCAATAAATGCTAGTTCGGGTAGAGGCACGTTGTGATACTTAGCCCGTTCTTTTACCGTGCGAATCACATTGCGGTATTGTTCAATCGATGGGTAAGAAATGTGTTGAGCCATATTCTTTTCCTTTTATCTCATTTAGAATTGAGATAGTAAATCAAGGAAAAGATATTGGATATTTTAAGTCAAAGAAAAAGCCGGCAAAAGCCGGCTTTTTCTTGTGGAATGATTTCTTACGTTCGGTTGAGCTCAACCGAGTGGAGCGCGTGGCCGAGCCGCTGAATGTTGCCTCGAGTGTGAGCATTGAGCTCATTTATCAGGTAGTCGTTTTGACCACTCAGCGCTCCCCAGACAGCGTCACGGAGATTATCGACCAATGAGATCTCTGAGCGATAGCGAATGCAGATCGTGTCAGTGTTGCTTGATTTAGAAATCATTGCAGTCGCCCTGGCTGCTGCATCGGACTTATTGAAATTTTCTTTCTCGCCAAAGATAGCCCATCCCACAGCCAACATTTGGATGTCATGGTAGATTTCAAAAGCCAAGCAAATTCCACCAAGATTATGGTCGGTCATGACGGCAGATTCATGAACTTTGGCCAAAGATTTTGGCCTGTAGTAGCGAATGATAGTCCGAGACTTGTTCTCCGGAATACATCCAAGCGGCTGTCTTTCGGTTCCGAGCTTCTCGTGAACGATTTCTTCTAGCTCAAAAATGATTTCTTGCTGAATTTCTTTGTCTGTTAAATTCCATGCGCAGTCAAATCGATTTCGGCTGCGCAATTCTTTGATGACTGCATTGACGATGTCCAATGCAACATTTTTCTGAGGCATGTTAAGTCCTTACCCGCTAGCCATTGTGTTAGCGGTCGGTTAAGAGGGTTGTGTTATCGGCCGCGTCGTTCAGCATAGAGCTTAGCTCCGCCAGGGATCGGTTCAAAGGCAGATTTTCGAAAATCGAAGATATTGCTAACGTCTTTTCGACGAGCGAAGTAGTATTCAGGACCGAATAGATAGGCTGGCACCGAACAAACATCACCAAGAAGCTGGTGGCGACCATCGATGCTTTGAATCACCAATGTTTTGGTGTTATGTTCATTCACGGCTGGAAGCAGCTTGAACTTTACACCATTAAGTTTTCGTTGGACATCCAGGTCCAAATCAACTTTCACCAAGTTGGTGAAGTGTTTCTTACGATCGCTGCAGTAATACTGGATGCGCATATGATCAGACAGAAAGTGACGATGCGCATTCCGTCGTTGTTCTATTTCTTGAGGATTCAAAGCTGGTCTCCGCTTTGGTTTGATTGAAGAACGAACCCCGGATGTGTAATATGTAAATTTTACCATCCATTGGTAAATATTATATACCTCCAAGATAGTGTTGTATATTTTAAAGAATTCTTTTCACTCAAGAGTGACGATAAATACCAGCATTCAACCATTTCTTAGGTTTCCTATGAGCTTCAAACACTACTTAAATCAATCGCTGAACGAGAGCGTTCCTCATCAATCGAAGCTCACAGATAGAACAATCACTTGGTTAGAAGAGCAAGTTTATGATCCGATGGCGAAGCTCTATTTCAATCAGGCAAATTGGGCCGGGCAAAAGCCACTCGAAGATTTGTTCTCGAAGTTCGGTAATGAAACCGAGGTGAAAGTCTACTATGGCCTGAACTTCAAAGATGAGTCAGACGCTAGTGATTTTCGTAGGGCCGCGAAACGTGGAAAGTATGAGTTCAAGTACGGCTTCTATGCGCTTGACAAAAAAGAAGATGCCGACGTGCATGCCAAAGATTTGATGCCGTGGACAACGAATGCGTATGAGTACCGCAATAGTAAGGATCATATGCATGGCCACGCTGGTGTAGTTTTAGAGATCACAATTCCACCGCATAATGTCGTTGATCTGCACGGTCATATTTCAGCGTATTTCCAAGATCCAAAGAATAAGAAAATTCGAGACTTTAACTATCTTGTTAACGCCGGTACGTACTCTATCAAGATCGTTGAGAATCACCTTCCGCTCAAGGCTCAAGTCAATAAGTACAACTTCAAAGAGCACTTCATGAAGATCAAGTCTCTTGGCAGATCTTGGTATGGCCATGATGAAGACAAGATGATCTCACCACAAGACGAGTCGATGTTTGCATACATTCAAGAGCATTTTGATTTTAATGATCCTGAAATGTCCGCACACCTCTTCAAGCTTTGCTCCAAAAAAGTTGGGAAGAGTGAACCTGAGATCAAAGTCAAGGAAAACAAGGAAGATGATAAGTGGCGGTTTGAAGATGAAGACATCATCATTACGATCACCTCGTTCTTCCCTTGGCAGCTCATCTATTACTACGTCGACTTCAATGAGTCGGATAAAGCGAAGCTAGATAAGATGGCGATCAAAGAGATAAAGCTAATTGATAAAAAGTATCATGAAGAAATATCCAAGCTAGACAAGGAATTGCATGAATATTGGGTGAAAATTCAAATGTCAGGGTGCACGGCAGAATTGGTTGCAATCGAGGAATACTTTGATCATGCAGATTTTGTTAAGCATTTTAACAAATCACTCGTAGAACGCTATCATCAGCTAAATTCTCCTGAAGAAATTAAGCGTATCAACAAGTCAGCAAACCAGAAAGAAGAAATAAATGCTCATGGTAAACGTGTCGCCGCTACGTTGAATCAAATCATCAATTCAGAACGCTCAAAGCGCAATTTAAAACGCGGTGGACGTGACTAGTTGATGGATACCTTTACTTGCTGAAATGCAAAAGAAAAAGGCCGCTAAAAGCGGCCTTTTTCATCATTACTGCCTTATTACTGGGTCAAACTTGCTGCAGTTGTCACCACATTGATTGGAATGTAGATGAATTCAACCGATTTTTCTGGCTTGAGCGCGATGTCAACCCACATCTGGTTGTTATCGATTCGAGTACCAGTGTTATTCGTGTCATCACAGATCACCAAGTAATCATACAGACCACGACGAACCAGGATGTCATTCAGGTAGCTGTCGATCATCTGCTTCATTGAGCTACGAGTCTGAGCATCGTTCAATTCGAACAGGTACGCGAAAGCAGCCTTACGGATGTCACGCTTGATCTTAACCAGCAAACGCATTACGTTCACACGATCCAGAGCCGAAGTTGCCGAAGCAGAAGTCTTCTGGCCGAACACCATGATACCGCGACCTGGGAAGTACGGAATCGGGTTGATGCTGTTTGGCGTCTGATACAGAATGTCGCGTTGGCCTTGGTTCAGCGGTGTTGGGACGAACGTAGTTGCCGTTCCGAGAGTACCGGAAACGTAACCAATGTTGCTTACACCTGAGGTCAAACCACGGCGCGGGCCTGCTGGTGGGAACCATACTTCTGCTACATTGTCGCTGTATGCGTAAACATACAGAGCGATGCCTGATGCTGCGACGTAAACGTCTGTACCATCCAAGTTCGATGCCAAACCACCTGGGTAGTAGTACGCGATCGACGTGCTGCTTTGACGTGCAACCGTCAAAGCCCAAGTAGCCGTGTCTTCTGGCGTCTTGTTATTTGGCGTATCAGCGATAATGAACGCTTCATCATTAATCGAGTTATTCAACGCGATCATTTCATCAGCAACTTCTGGGTAGCCTGGGCACAGAATCAGGTTGTACTCATAGATGTCTGAACGAACGTCTTGGTTCGAGTTGATTTCTGCTGCGAGAGCCGTAACGATCGACACGCGCTTAGCAGCGTCATTTGCACCCAGTGGGTTTGACGTTGTTGTAGCAGTAACTGTCAGTTGGAATGTATCACCAGCGACGAACGGTGTACCACCAGCCGCGATCGTGAAGGAGATCAGACCATTATTGTAAGGAACACCAACCGTTGCGTTACCTTGAGGACCAGACGCAAAGCCGCTAACCGTGAAGCTGGTAGCCGAAGTTGCCGTGAGCGTCCAAACTTCAGCTTCAGCCGTTGTTTGATTGACAGTAACTGTGCCGAGCGTGCCAGTACCCGTGCCAGAAAAAGCCGGAGTACCTGCGGTCAGCGTGGTTACATCAGCGTCTGCGAGGTCAATGTCAGCGCGAACAACGTACGCGTAGCTAAGAATCGACAGAGCTTGGTTGAGGGCGAAAAGCCCGTATTCATTGCGTGCATCACCGTGCAGCTGATTACCAGCTGTGTCTTTACGGAAGTATGGAATGCCATACAACGTGGTTGATGCATTAATACCTGCGACAGTACGAACTACTGAATGTTCTTTTGCGCCAAGAGCGACCGTTACACCGTCTGGCTGTGTCTTATCTGCACGCGTTGCGATGAAGATGAGAGGAACCGTCGGAGCAGATGCTGCGACATAATACGAATTGTCAGTGATCGTTACTGAAACGCCTGGACTAACTAGGGTTGCCATTTGTTTGTTCTCCTAAGGTGGAATCTTTTCCTTGAACCGAAAAGTTCAATTTCTACTTTTGTATTTATGGAAAGGGCCAACCTGATGGAAAATAATTCCACTTTTTGTCGGAGAATGCAACAAAGGTGCTAAAAAGCACCTTAGATTTAAATCGAGAGTGAATTTACATTGCAGCTAGCATTTCATCTAGAAGCAATTTAGCTTCTGCTGTTAGCTTTTGTTTCTTGCTGAGGTTTTCTACAGCAGGAATTACACGCAGATTTTTGATGTCAGCCATCACTTCTGGCGGAATCTTACACTTAAATCCTGTGATGATCGCGACGATGTGATCCAGCTGACCACATTCAGGATCAAGATCAGGCCGGCCTCGACGAAGACCGTTAGGATTCAGCTTCTCAATGTTTAGATTGTAATTTTCATTTGAAAGCCCACGAACAACGTCACGATAGTCATTCCACTCATTGATGTCATAAGTTCGGCCAAACTGTTCTATGTAGTGAGTGAGAGCATGAGCCATTCTTTTCTTGGGACCACATACACCACAGATAGATTTCTTACTAAAAATGTTATTCATCTTTGCTGCAAATACATGTCCACAGTCTCGATTCTTTACCTCAACTTTGCAATGATTACCAACCATGTATGCGCTTGGCAAAACTTGAATGAAGTCATATCCCATCTCATCAAGCTTGGTCATGTATCTTGACCAATTTGCTTTTTGTTTGTCTGCTGTTACGCAGGCATGACATTGACCAATTCGTGGCGTTGGTTTCTTTGTTCCGCAACATATGCAAATATATTTGTCCATAAATGATTATAATTCAACCATTTGATGGTGTAAATGAAAATTCAAAGAAAAGAAAAATGGGAGCCGAAGCTCCCATTTTAAAGATACTACATACAACCTATTTTTACGAGCTGGGTAACAATGTTACCCAGATTGATCAAAATCGCTTAGATAAAGACCAGGTTGTTAACAACCACTTTACCGTAATAATCCGCGCTGTTAGCCAGCGACGTGCTTGACGACGTGAACGTTGCCTTACCGTAGCGGGTCAGAACTGCCAGTTGGTTGTTGTACGTCTGTGGATCCACAACCGTGTTCGAGGTCATCAGCGGGATGTACGGGCAGTAGAAGTAACCTGCATCCGTTTCACCGTTGCCGCCCTTGTAACCGACCAGGACGATGTCCGAAGTAGCGGAAACAGTGCTGTTCACTGACGATGCAGCTGCTGCAGCCGAGAACGAAGCGTTGAACAGGAACGAGTAAACCTTGATCGTACCGTTGAGCGTACCAGCCAGGCGTGTGTTGTTCGGACCTTCGAACGAACCCGAAACTGCAGGTGCGAAGACCGACTTAGCAGCCGATTGGAGAACCGACACAACTTGCGGCGACACAACGATGAAGTTACCAGCACCGCGACGTGTCTTAGCAGCGATTTCGTTTGCGACCTTGTTGATCAGCACGCCGAGAACTGCATGGCGGTCACCAACATAGTGCGGAACACCCGTGAACGAACCGGACATGTCGAACGTTTCCGTCGTACCAGCCAGCGTGATCAGGTCCGTAACGATTTCGTTGTCGATTTCGTGAACGATTTCAGCCGAGAGAGCTTGGGTGATTTCAGCTTCCAGATCCAGGCCGTGCTGCGATGCCAGATCTTGCATTGCTTCGATCGACCACTTAGCTTGCAGGCGACGAGTCTTAGCTTCAACTGCTTGACGCAGGATTTGCAGACCCATTGCACGGCCAGGGAACGATTCCATATCCAGCGTGTTACCACCTGCACCAACCAACGGAGTCGATGCCAGCGAGAATGCTGAACCAGTGTTATCTGCTGCACCACCAACGCGAACGCCAGTTACCGGATCAACCAGGCCAGCCGTAGCTACCGTAGCTGTACCACCCGAGTAGAAGCGACGCATTTTCGATGCGTATGGCTGAGTTGCCGACGTGTTACCGAATGCTTCGTCGTTAACTGCGATGTCACCACCCGGCGTTTCTGTCGTCGTTGCGCCGTTCTTGTAAACGAGACGCATCGAGAAGATCAGACCAGTCGGACCGTTCATTGGCTGAACACCAACGAGCTCGGTAGCAACCGTGCCAGGGATAATACGACGGATCATCGGCAGTACGATCTTTTGGAACGAACCGATGTTGCCAGCCGACGTAACGTCTGCGCCAGCGGTTTCTTTCAGGTACTGCTTCTGGTTTTCCAGAACCTGAGTTACGATTGCCTTACGGCGGGAATCAAGCCCCTCAGTCAAAGCGGACTTGGTATTTTCCCAATTTTCAAAAAGGTCCTTCATTATAGCTCCTAGGATTGAAGGGATTGTTTACTTCAAGCCCGCCAGTTTGCGCAGTCGCGAAACTTGGTCGTCTTGTTGCACTTGTACTACTTCTTCGTTTAGTTGTGGTTCATTGCCAGTAACTAGTTCGCCAGCCGGAGCTGCGACAGGTGCCGGTGCAGATTCAACAACTACTTTCTTCTGTTCAACGCTTGCTTCCTTGATGACGCGGCCAACGTAAACGCTGTATGCTTCGTCAAGTTTTTCGGTTGCAACGTTTTGCAGCAGAATTTTCATTTGTTCCTTAGCGATGCCGCTCAGCGGTGCCAGGAGACCTTCGAGCTTACCGGTACGGGCTTCAGCCAGTGCGGTGCGTTCGATTTCAGCGAGCTTTGCCGTAGCATCAGCCAGCTTGTCTTGAGCTTCGGCGAGAGCGCGTTCAGCCTTCGAGGAGTCATCCTTACGGAACTTCTTGAATGTCTGTTCCATGGATTCGAAAATCTCACGGCCAAATTCAAGTTTCTTAACTTCTTCAATTTCTTCTTTGAGTTCCGTCATCTCTTCGTCCAGGCGGACTTCGAGGAAGGCGTCGATCTTGTCGACGAGTTGGTCGAGTTGTTCGCCGAGCTTAGTTGCGAGAGTTTCCTTCTCTTCAACCAGCTTTTCAGCGTATTCAACTTCCAAATCGCGGAATTGATTGATGTCTTCTTTCAGCTCATCGAACTCTGCCTTCAGGAACGATTCGAGCTTAGCGTCGATCGATTCTGCCAGTTGTTCACGAGCCTTGACGAACTCTTCGGTCAGCTGCGTGCGAACCTCAACTTCTACAGCTGCACGTTGTTCAGCTAGAAAGCTGTCCATCGTGGTCTTGAACTGAGCTGAAATCTCAGCTTTAGTTTCTTCACTGAGAACGTCAGATTCAAGCAGTTTCTTCAGAATTTCATCCATGCTTGTGTATCTCCGTAAATGGTTGAAAAATCAATATCCATTTTTAACAATGAATATTTATACCTGGCCATCAAAAACACCTCATTTTTGACCGCTTTTCCTATGCTTAAGGCCCAAGACATTGGTCTTGAGCCGTAAGTGATTGTATTTATATGGGCCAGAAGCCCATATTTCTACGATTTTGAAACCTTAGTCGTCCTTAGGAACGTCGCCTTCATCCGAATAGAACGAGAGGTGCTTGTTTTGGTCATTGTACAGGACGTACGCGTTACCAAAACGCTTCACTTTACCGTCTTCGGCTAGGCCAAGAAGATCAACCAGCGCTTCAATGATAGGATCTTCATTCTTAATGAAAACAACCTTACCCTTCAGTCCTGGAATAAGCTTACGGTCCGAGTAACCGACGTGAACACGTTTCAGTTCAAATGATTCAGTTAGCGGAGCAGCTTTGGTGGTCTTGGATTCTTGAGCAACTTCATCAATCAATCCAAGCTTCTTGAAAATTTCTGAGTATGACATTATTCGTCCTTGCTGTGTTTTGCGTCGAATTCTTTCTTCTTCGCGATGTCTTCTGGGTTCTTAGCAAAGTGAATTGCTTCACCATCCCATGAAACGAAACCATGAGCGATTTTCTTTGGTTCAGTGTCGTGCATGCTTAGACCAAGGAAGTTAGCGAGAATGAACGCGCCGTTCTTCTTTTCATACGTGCCTTCTGACTCGATAACGAAGATGAAGCCATCTTGATCTTTCAGGTCATGAATTTCTACCAGGCCGAGCTTGTACGTCTTAGCTTCACCCTCGTCCTTGACTTCATCAAGTTGAGTTGGTTGATCGACGACCTGAGCAGTCGATTCAATGATTTCTTCTTTCTTCTTAGTGAACGAGTCGCGGTAACCAATACCAGCGAGCTCTTTCAAACGCGTAGCT